TTATTGAAAAATATTATTTTGTTAAAATTAAAAATTACAAATTATCATCTAAATTATTTAGCTATTCTTCAATCAAGAAGTCTATGTTCATAAGTAATTCTTTTGATGAAACTTATGAACAAGTTAAAAGAGATAATCAATCTCTTACTGAACAACAAGTTTTAGATTTAGCTCATAAAGCTAAACGAAAAAAATATGTAATTAACAAAATACATTTTAATCATCTTTGTAAAAAGGATAATATTATTAGAGATGTTGTTGAAATTTTAGATAAAGAATCTGGTAGAAATGTTAAGTTTGCTTTTGAAGATGTTGAGTTTATTAAACCTGATTTTGATAGTTTAAGTAAATGTGTAAATCCTCCTAAGAAAAAAGAAAAAATTGATATTGGTACTTTAGTAACTATTAAAAATGTAAAACAATCATTAGCTAAAACAGATTATGTATATACTGTTAAAGAATTATTAAAGACTGATGATGAAGGATTAATCAGATTGGCTGTGATTTATGATGAAGATTTGAAAAAATTAATAACTGTTAAATTTAAAAATTTAAAAAAATATGACCCTCCTAAAAAGAAAGCCGTTAAATCAAAAAAAGATGTTGAAAAACTCTCAGAAGATTTCATCACAGATGGTTCAGGACTTCCGTGGTAATTCAATTAAAAAAAGTAAAATAACTAGATTTAGAACACTTGTTTTAACAAGACATCCTAGTCATTTCCCTTTACGTGAAAGATTACCTTTATTACCTTTTAGAAGTATAGTTAGATTAGGTAGTACTACTGTTAGAAATGATAAACAACGTGTTGAATGTAATAGTGTACAATCAGTTAAAAATAGTTCTAGTAAACTTCTAATGAAACAATGTTTTACTAAAGCAGGAGTTAAAACTGCTGATTGGTTTACATATGCAGGCGGTGGATTTGTCCAACACACTAATGGTATGATTAACAGAGGAATTATGACTGCTGATTTACCATACCCAATCATCTGTAAATCATTACATGGTTCACGTGGGGAAGGTAATTCATTAGTTAAAAATCAACAAGAATTAGAAGCATGGATGAGAGGTAAAACACTTAGTAATTATATATTTGAAAAATATTATAGTTATACTAGAGAATATCGTTTACATGTAACCAAAGATGGTTGTTTTTACACTTGTCGTAAAATGTTAAAACGTGATACTCCAGAAGATAAAAAGTTTCAAAGACATGATGATAATTGTGTTTGGCTTATGGAAAATAATCCAGATTTTGACAAACCTGTTAATTGGAATGATATTGTCAAAGATTGTGTTAGATCTTTACACTCTTTAGGTTTAGATATAGCTGGATTTGATGTTAAAGTTCAATCTGCTAGAGATGCTAAAGGTAATTTAAGAAATATTTGTGAATGGATTGTAATTGAAAGTTGTTCAGCACCATCATTTGGTGAAACAACTCTGGAAAAATATCTTTTAGAAATACCTAAAGTTTTAAACAACAAATGGAAAATGAACCAAGCGCGAGTATAAGCCATTATACCATAGATGAACTACTTAATGATGGTAAAAAATCAAAAAAAGAAGTAATTGATTATGAAGATAAATCATTAAAAGAGTTGAATAATATGCTTAAAAATAGATATTATATAAGAGCATTTGCTTATAAACCTATTGCTGATGATTTAAAAAGCATAATTGAAACATACTATAATAAATTTATGAATGATTATCTTAAAGATAAACTTTTTAAAGATGATTATATTTTGTATTTTAATACAAAAGTTAGATCTGGAGAAGATAAACTATCTCATTTTTTAGACTTAGTGTTTGAGATTAATCTTTCAAAAAGTCCTATGAATAAAGATCAAAAAATTAATTTATTTAGCAGAGATATAGTATGTTCTATTGATTTTAGAATTACAGAGCTTTTTGGTAATTGTTCTACAGCAGTATTTAATAATTTAACAATAAGTCAAACTTTACAACATAATGTAATATCATTATTTGCTGAAGCAAATTTAAAGTTTGTTATAGACTTGTGTAAAATTACTAATTATAGTAATTTATTATATACAGTTAGTAGTGAACATGTAACTAATAAAATATTAGAAGAAAAATTGATTTTAGAAGATTTTAAAAATATAGATTCGTTTAAAAATAAAAGAGGTGGTGATATAAAATTCTATTCTAAAATAATATAATATGAACAATAATAAAATTAAAAATTTCCTATTAGGAACAGATCCTGAAATGTTTCTTTATTCTGAAGAACAACAAAAAGTTATACCTGTATGTGGTTTAGTTGGTGGTACTAAAAAAGATCCATTACCAATAAGTGATATTAAAGGTTTTAGTTTACAAGAAGATAATGTGGCTTTAGAGTTTACAATACCTCCTGTAGGAAATATTGAAGATTGGGTAAATAATATTAATTTCGTTAAAAATTACGCATCTGAAACAGTACTTAAACCTAAAAATTTGATACCTCTTTATGTAGCTTCAGCTAGATTTGCTGAAGAAGATTTACAAACAGAACAAGCACAACATATGGGTTGTGATGTATCATATAATGCTTGGACATTCCAACCGCATGAGGTAGACAGATCAGATTTCAATTTAAGAACTACAGGTATGCATATACATGTAGGTTACGATAATCCTGATCCAGAAACTTCATTAGAGATCATTAGAGCTATGGATTTGTTCTTAGGAGTACCAAGTGTTATTTTAGATCCAGATGTCGAGAGAAGGAAAATGTATGGTAAAGCTGGTGACTATAGACTTAAGAGCTATGGTGTAGAATATAGAGTTTTATCAGGTTACTTTTTAAATAATGATGAACTCTTAAAATGGGTTTATCAAAACACTATTGCAGCTATTAATTTTGTTAATGAAGGTGGTATTATAACTAATCCACAAGAAATTATTGACACTATTGATAATTGTAATAAAAATTCAGCCTTTGAAATCATGGACGATTACAGGATAGCTATTATTAATTACGAAAAAACAATTTAAAAATGTGTGGACAATTAGGTTATTCAGGAAAAGAACCGTGTGATATTGAAAAAATAAAGATATTACTATTATGGAATTCACTTGAAAGAGGAGAAGATTCTACAGGTTTATATAGTCCTGAAAATGGATTAATAAAAACAATTAAAAAAGGTGCTGATTTTATTATTGATAATGAAATTAAACCAGATTTAATAATGATGGCTCATGCTAGAGCTAAAACAATAGGAGCCGCTTCTGCTAATAATGCACATCCTTTTAAAAGAGGTAATTGGATTTTACAGCATAATGGTACTTTATCAAACTATTGGGATTTAAGAGTAAAATATAATCTTGATTTTAAAGAATATGATGTAGATAGTGATATTTTATGTGGTTCTTTAAATGCTAAGGATGATCTTAAAGTTCTTAAAGAAATAAATGGACCAGCAGCAGTATTAATTACTAACACTGAACGTCCTAATATTTTAATTGCTTTTAGAAATTCTCTTAGACCACTTTATAGAGGTTTAATTAATGGAAACATGTATATATCATCTATTGAAAATTCATTAAAATTAATAGGTTGTACTAAAATTAAAGAATTTAAGGAAGATACAATATATTATATTATTGATGGTAAGATAGTTAATACTGTTACAATTAAAAACACTCCTTATGCAAAGAATTATATCAACAATACAAATATTAGAGCTAGTATAAGTCATACTGGTTATGAATGGGGTCTTAATTGTTGGCTTAGACCAACAAGTTCAATGTGTATAAGTGGACTTGATTTAAAACCAAATTTATATTATTATGTTAAAGAGTTACTGGATGTTAATAATTATAAACAATACATTATTTATGATCCTGTTACAAAAAAAGAAGTAAGTATTTATTATGGTAATTTCTTAGCTGAAGATTTGATTTATAAAAATACTCTTGTTAAAACTCTTGATGATATTTATTTTAAATCAGATAATACATTAGCTTTGAAAAAAGGTGAAATTTGTCTTGTTGATACGGTATATGAAGATGAAACAGTTTCTTTATCTAATCCTAATACAAATGTACAATTAGTAACTTTACATAAAAGATTTGTAGTAGCTTTAACAAAAGAAGAAGCTTTAGAATTTAATAATAAAAATTCTACTGTTGAATCTGATGAAGAAAAATATCAAAAATTATTATTTGATTTTGAAAAAGATGCTCAAATAGATTATACTGTTGATGATTCAGATTCTGATAGTGAACATGAAGCTGCTAATAATTTACCTATAGTAGTAAATAACGGAATTGAAAGATTACCTTTTGATACGGATGATGAACAATCGGATGATGATGAACAAACTGAAGAAGTAGAAGATGATGATATTACAAAATTTTATGATTTTATTAAAAAACAAACTGAAGAATTAAATGAACTTTATATTTTAACAAAACATGAAGATTTAGAACAAAGTTTGAAAAATAAAATAGCAAGTTTATTATCAGAATCTAATACTGTATTAGACAAAATAACAACCGTTTTAACAGACTAAAAATGCCCGATAATAATGAAAATACGAATGATAATAGGACGTTGGTAACTAATGTTGCTACCAATGTAACTTTACAAGATTTTGTTGATGCTCTTGAAGGAATTAGAGTTGATCTTAGTCAACCAGTAAATCTGAGTGTAAGTATAGATGATCTTGATACTGCTCCAGCAATAGAACAACCAGCCTCTGATAGAGAAGTGATTATTGAAAATTTAAATATAGATTACACATTTGATAGTTCTACTGAATTAACATTATCTTTATATCACCACTTAAGACTTCTTCTTTTAAGAGTTATAGAAAATGGTTATGGTAATAGATTTGAGTCAATAGAATGTCCTTCAAGAAGAACTTATAAAATTTTAAGAGTTTTAGTTAGTCCCGATAGTGAACTTGCTGATGTAACTTTTAGATATATAGGAGAAGCTATTATACAAAGACCCCAGTATACAGTTCATTTAGGTAATCAAAGGCAACCAGCTGTTTATAGATTTGCACGTTCTGATTATTTCTACGTATCAGGTGGTTGGGCAATAAATAGACAAGCTGTTCGTGAAGCTAATAATGATGATGAATTAATAGAAAATTTGAATTATGAAAAAATGAAAAATAATAAAATTAAAGATTTTGAAGGTAATTTAGTAGATAGTACTTTAGCTGTTAATTCTGTTATAGGAGTTATTAATAAAAAAGATCCTAGATTTTTTGAAGATGCTCTTAAAAGTAATTATTATTTAACAGATGATAAAGAATTAATTAGAGCTTATGGTATATCTGCAAAAACTATAATGCTACGTATAAATTTTGATTCTGAAGGTGTTTCACATGGAAATTTAAAAACCCATGAAAGACGTATACATTTAGCTCCTGCAGTTTATAATCCTAAAAATCATAGAACTGAATTTTATACCACTTATGAAGAAACATTAACTCCAAATTTTAAAAAGTTTTATGTTGAGGATTTGTATACAGGAAACTTTGTGCATAAAGAGTATGCTAATATATTACAGCCTTTTGAAAAATCAATGAAAATTAACGGTATTGAGTTTAATCATTCATTTGATAAGTTTCTTAAAGATCACATAGATAAACCTATGACCTATAAAAGTACATTAGGTAAAAAATATCAATTTGGTATTGAGTTAGAAACTATTAGTGGTTTAGTTCCGATGTATGTTATGAACAAACTTTATTGTTCGTCTGTACATGATGGTTCATTAAGACAACCAGATGATAATCAAGCTTATGGTAAAGAATATGTTACTTGTGTATTACAAGGTGATGCTGGTATGAAAGCTTTACAAAACATTTGTTATGAAACTAGTCTTAGAACATTAGTTAATTATAAATGTGGTGTACATACTCATATATCAGGACCTGTTTTTAATAAAGAAACTATAGTTTTAATGTATATGGTTTATCAGGCTATACAAAATGAAATATTTACGTTATTACCAATAAGTAGACGTAATAATGAATATTGTAGACCTATAAAACAAATGAATTTAAAACTTAGTCTTTTAAAACAAGATAGGTATAAATACTTCCCTTTATATTACGCTGATATCATTAAATTTTTATCAGGTACTACTAGACCAACTGGTGATGTTAATAAGTCTAAAAATCATCCTAAAGGTAATAAATGTGGTTATGACCATAATACAGCACGATATTGTTGGGTTAATTTTATTCCTTCAGTATTTAATACTCGTAAAAACGGTACTTATACTATTGAATTTAGACCAATGAGTGGTACAACGTCTTATTATAAGATTAAAAATTGGACATTATTATGTATGGCTTTAGTTGATTTTGTAGAAAATTATAAAAGCTATATATACTCTTTAGATACTTTAGGTAACATTACTTTGGATACAATTGTAGATGTTGTTTATGGTGCAAAAGGAGCTAAACTTAAAGCTTGGATTAATAAAAGAAAAGATAGGTTTAATATCAATTCTTTACCTAAAGAAGATTTAGATAAAAATGAAACAATAGATTATTTAGAAGGAGATTTAGAAAAAATTAATTCAATTAAAAATTTATAATATGTGTTTAATAAGTATTTGTCCAGTTGGGACAGAAAAGTTTAATAAAGAAGTAGAAGAATTCATTAGAAGTGGAGCTTCTTGTAATAGACAAGGTAGTGGATTTATGTATAAAAAACATAATGATGCTAGTGTTTATATTAAAAAAGGTTATTTTGATATTGATTTATTAATCAAAGATTTAAAAGATTTGAATTTAGGAGTAGATGATGAGTTAGTAATTCATCATAGAACAGCAACTTCTGGACTTGTTACTGGTGAAAATACTCATCCTTTCATTATAAGTAATAGTGAAGATGAAACTATATTTAAAGGTACTAAAGTAACTAATAAACCAGCAATGGTACATAATGGTATGTTTTGGGATATTAAAGAATACATGGCTTTAAATACAGATTTATCAGACACGTATGCTTTTGCTACACACTTGATGCCTTACTTAATAGATTTATTTGAAAAAGAGCCTGTATTATTTCAAAAATTAACAAATGATATTATAGGAACTGATAAAGTTTGTATTTTATATCCTGAAATAAACAAACCTTTAGCTAAGATGGGTAGATTTATTGAAAAAGAAGGATATTATCATTCTAATATGGGCTATTGTTCAAATTATTTTGATAGAGGAGGTGTTGCAAATTTTACCAGGGCCATTGGGACTAATCTTATAGGTGAAGGATTTAATATTCCTAATTTAGTAAGAACTAAAAAAGATTTTATTCCTGTTGGCCCTAAAAATAAAGTAAAACATATTGCTGGAGCACCAGATATCTTAGTATCAAGATTAGATCGTACTGTAATTAATATTACTAAATCAAATTACAAAGATTTTCATTACAGAAAAAAAGCAGACGTTTTAACAAAAAATCCTAATAATATTATTTGGTATACAATGTCTGATTTTGATGAACTTTGTGATCTTCAAATATTAACTGGGTATGATTCAAATAGTGTAAAACAAATAAGCTTAGCAATTCCTTTATCAGAAATTCATCGCGATTATTTATTTACACCAGTAAAACCTCTTATTCAATATTATGAATGTTTCTTACAAATAGTTTCTAAAAAACCAATGTATTCTAAAAATGCTCTTAAGGATTTAGAAAAACTATTAAGTAAGAATTTCAGTAAAAAAGATGATGAGTTTATTAGGTACAAAGCTATTAACAATCAAGAATATAAAAAATCATTAATGATTTACAAAAACTATTTAGAATTATGCAGAGATGCAATAAGTAAAGCTAAAAAAGATTTTGAACCAGTGTTACAAGCTTTAAATTAAATGCTTAGAGAAAAAACAATAAAAAACCATAGTGATATACAAAAGAAATTATATGTATATATACCTATGATAATAGATTTGCATGAAAATATAGTTTTATCATATAAAGAAATACAAAAAGAACTGCTTAACAATTTTAATTGTAGCGTTAGCCTTGATGATATTAACTTATATTTTGAACCAAATCTAACAGAAGAAACACTAAATACAGAATTATTAACAAATAATTTAGGTATACGTTATGACTAATTATAACATGAACATTAAAACAATTATTGAACTTGAATTAGGATTTGAAGAATATTTTGTTTTAAAATGTTTATATTATAATGATAAAAACTTGTTAGTAGATTATGTAACTAAATGTAAGAAAATAAATACTGATTTATTTAAAGAATTGCACTCTAAAGGATATATTCTTATTAATACTTTAGACTTTACAAAAATATATTATGAGAACTTATCTTTGTCTGAGAAAGGTGCTGAAATATTGCAAACAACAGAAGCATCCGAACTTTTAGTTCACACGGCTGACGAACTTAAATCAGGAAGTAATTTCGAGAGTTTTAGACAACTTTATCCTAATCGCGTAAAACAAGCTTCTGGTTACAGAAACTTACATACGGATTTGAAAAGATGTCGAAAGCTTTATGACAAGTTATGTATGGAAACATCGCATGATATATTATGTAAGTGTGCTAAACTTTATATTGAAGATTGTCAAAAGAGCAATACTTATATACAGAATTTAGCTACTTGGTTACATCAAGAAAATTACAAGAATTATTTAGACGATACTTCAGAAAACAACAATAAAACAAACAACTTTACAAATCTTGAAGCAATTTAATATGCAAGAAAGAATCGCCTCTGGTTTAAGTGGCGATTACGAGGGATTGGATAATGGATTAGATAGAATTAATAATTATATTTTTGGTATTCAAAGAGCTTGTTACACTTTAATAGGTGGATTATCAGGTTCTGCTAAGACTACCTATTTAGATTTCACTATACTTAATGCTATAGAAGATGCTGAAAATAAAGGTATAAATATTAATGTAATCTATTATTCATGGGAAATAGACGAGGTAACAAAAAGAGCTAATTGGCTATCAGTTTTAATCTACAAAAAGTATGGAATAATAATACCACCTGAGAAAATTAAAGGTTTTGGTAAAAACAGACTTGCGGAAGATGAACAACAATTAGTTTTTGATGAAATTCCTAATTTAGAAAGAATATTTTCTAAGATTAAGTGGATTTGGGAATCACAAAATCCATATGGTATGTATAGATACTGGTTTGATTTTATGACGTCTAGAGGAGAATTGATTAAAGAAAAATATATTGATGAGAATGATATTGAAAAAGAAAGACTTGTTAGATGCGATTTACATGATCCTAAAGAATATAATATAGTAGCGGTAGACCACATTGCTTTGGCTAAACTAGAAAGAGGATTTACGTTAAAACAAAACATTGATAAGCTTTCTGAATATGCTGTATTTTGTAGAAATTTATTTAAAATGACTTTTATATTTTTACAGCAATTCAATCAAGGGTTAAGTAGTGTTGAAAGACAAAAATTCAAAGGAGCTGATATTTCTCCACAACAATCAGACTTTAGAGATAGTACTAACCCATATCAAGATTCAGATATAGCACTTGGGTTAATGAATGCTTATAAAATGGATATGGAAACATGTCTTGATTATAACATTAATTATAGAGGTGCAGGATATAACTTAAAAGATTCATTCAGAATGCTTAAAGTTATAAAAAACAGGCTAAGTAGGGATAATATAGCAATAGGCTTATTATTCTTACCCAAATCTGGTAGTTTTAAAGAGTTACCAGAGCCACAAAACTTAACCCCTAATTGGTTAAGTGAGAACATAGGTTAAAATGGTGCAAGGAATAGAATTACCAATTAAAAAAGTACTACCAAGTACAGTAAATCCTAAAAGGTTAGTTATTTATTCAAAGCCTAAGACTGGTAAAACATCAGCAATGGCTGGATTAGATAACAATTTAATATTAGATTTAGAAAAAGGTTCTAATTATGTAGAGGCTTTAAAAATTGATGTTAGCTCGCTAGCAGATTTAAAAGCTATTGGAAAGAAGATTAAAGAAAGCGGATACCCTTATAAATTTATTAGTTTAGATACTGTAACAGTACTAGAAGATATGGTTAAACCTTTAGCCGCAGATCTATATAGAGCTACTCCTATGGGTAAAAATTTTACTGATAATGATGTATTAAAATTACCTAATGGTGCTGGTTATATGTACTTAAGAGATGCTTTTTTTCAAGTATTAGATTATGTAGATACGTTAGCACCTCACATTATACTTTCAGGTCATATTAAAGACAAGCAAGTAGATGATAAAGGAGAGTTAGTTATGGCCGCAAATATTGATTTAACTGGTAAAATTAAATCATTAATATGCAGTCAAGCAGATGCTATTGGATATATGTTTAGAAGAGGAAATCAGACTATTATTAGCTTTAAATCAAGTGATGATGTAACTTGCGGTGCAAGACCTGAACACTTGAAAAATCAAGAGATAGTATTAGCTGAAGAGATTGATGGAAAATTGATTACTTATTGGGAGAGAATATATAAATAATAGTAACACTTAAAAAAGAAAAAATATGAGTTTTAGTTTAAAACAAGAAGAAGGAACACAATCAACAAGTAAATATCCTGAGTATCAAAAACCTGGAATTTACGAAAACGTTAAAATTACTGAAATTAAATTCGGTCGTTCTAGCGTTAAACAAAGTCCGTATATTTTAATGTCCACATTAGGTCAAAATGGAGAAGTTGGTAAATCAAATAGAATGTGGTTAACTACTGAAAAGAGTGCAAACCCTGATGGTAGTTTGAAACCACAAACTGGTTGGAGTATTACAGCTAAAAACATTGTTGACTTAATTTGTGCAACATCTGATATGCCAAGATCGCAAGCAGAAGCAATTGAATTAGTACCTTCTAAAGAGGAAAATATTGAAAAACAATATGAATCTTTAGTAAATACAGTTTCAGAACTTTTAATTGGTAAACCATTCCGTGGTAAATTTAAAGGTGAAGAATCTGCTACAGGTACAATTTATGCTACTCTTGATAAAGTAGAATCAATGAATATCCCTAAACAAGTTTCAGGGCTTCGTTGGAATCCTGAATATGATATTAAAAAGTTTGCACAACCACAAAGTGTTAATGCAACAAATTTTGGTGACTAATATAACAGCCTTATTAATTTAAGGCTGTTTATTTAAAATCATGTTTAAATTAACAGATGCTTATAAAGAACTAACAGTAGATTTTATCTTAAGCAAAGTAAGTGAATACGAACTGTGGAGATATTATTGTACAAATTTTGAAAAAATAGATAAACCTTTTTGTTCAGATTTATACGATGATAAAAACCCAGGTTGTAGGATATTTTATGCTAATACTAATCGCCTTTTATACAAAGATTTTGGAAACGAAGGTGTTACATATAACGTGTTTGAATATATTCAAGTAAAGTATATGTGTAATTTTAAACAATGTTTAGAAATTATAGCTAAAGACTTTGGTTTAAGAGAATCTGCTGTTATTCTTAATAAGGAAAGTAAAAAAATAATTCTTGATGAAATTCCTAAAGTTAAACAAAAATCTAGAATTGAAATTGTACCACGTCCTTTTAAAATTATAGATTATAATTACTGGAATCAATATTATATTCCTTTAAAAATGCTTAGGGAATATGATGTTTTTGCTTGTAAACATGTATATCTATATAAAAATGATGATTTGATTATCTTTAATGAAAATTCAAATAATCCTATGTATGCTTATAGGTTTACAAATAATGGTTCTTATAGTTACAAAATATATAAACCTTATGAAGCAAACAAAGATTACAAATGGTTATTTAGTGGTGGTTCTCAAGAAGATATTGAGGGTTACGATCAGTTAAATTTACATGGAGATAAATTAATTTTAACAAAATCTTTAAAAGACGTAATGGTTTATAGATTATGTGGGTACAACGCAATATCATTACAAGGTGAAACTAATAAACTATCATCAGAATTAGTTAATAAATTATTTAAAAGATTTAATGAAATTATCGTTAATTATGATAATGATGCTGAAGGGATTAAAGGTTCTACAAGGCTAAACCAGCAATATGGTTTTAAATACTTTTATGTAGATGAGTTTAAAGACATTAGTGATTATTGTAAACATTATGGTTTAGAAAAGACTAAAGAATTAATTAAAAATAAATTAAATGAATAATATACCAACAGCAGAAGAATTTTGTAAATCTTATGAAACTAAAGGTAAGACTTGGCAAGATAATTTTCATGAAACAATGATAGAATTTGCTAAATTACATGTTAAAGCTGCTATTAAAGAATGTATAGAATCTGCTCCATCTGGTTCATCTACTGATACTGTAAGTTATGAAGATGTTAAAGAAGCATTAAAGGATTGTTATCCTGAAACAAATATTAAATAAAATTTTATGAGTAAAATATTTAAAAAGAAAAATAAAAACAATTATGTAACAATAGCTTTATTTGGGGTATTAATAGGATTAGTTGTAGAAATACTTAATTCTTTTAGTATACCACAAATGGGTATGAAACAATGGTTTTTATTAACATTATTCGGTATGGTAGGTCAAATACTAATAGAAAAATACTTTAGAGAAT